GGAAAAACAGAGTGAAACCGAAGGCGATCAAGAGAACGAAAGGGAGTATCATAGTTTGTCGTTTTGATTACAGAACAAATATACAACCCTAATTTGAAAAACAAAATTTTTTTCCAAGTTTTTTTTTAATTTTTTTTGGCTAATTTTTTTAGTATATTTGCTCGGTTTTCATAGTTTTGTTTGAAGGGGGGTGTTTCCACACTCCCCTTTTTCTATTTGGTCACATAGATAAGTGTTTACTATTTATGGGTAAATTCTTTATGTCTCCACAAGAAGCATTATTAAAAATCAAGGCGATGTTCGCTGAAGCTACTATCGAGCCATCGGTAGATGCTCCCGAAGTCGCTGTTGCCAATTTCGCTGAATATGTTTTAGCGAGTGGCGTTAAAGTTATGGTTGATAAACTTGAGGTTGGCGGTAAGGTTACTCTTTTAGATGAAGCCGGAAACGAAGTTCCTGCTCCTGCCGGAGAGCATACTCTTGCTGATGGATCTGTTATCGTTTTAGATGAAACAGGCACAATCCTTGAGATTAAAGTTCCAGAAGTTGAAGTTGAAATCGAAGCACCAGAATCTGAAGTTGAATTAATGAAGAAGAAGGTTGCTGAAATGGAAGCACAACTTGAGGCTTTAAAAGGTTACAAGAAAGAAGCTGAAGTTAAAATGAGCGAGAATATTGCTCAAATGAACGATAAGTTCTCAAAAGCTATTTCTGAACTTACAGATGTAGTTATCGAACTTACTAAAACTCCTTCAGTTGCTCCTACTCAACCAAAGCAATTCACAAAGCATTTCGAATCTAAAAACGACAAAATCTCTCGTTTTCTTTCTAATTACGCAAAATAAATTTTTAAAAACTTAAAATTTAATAACAATGGCTTTTGATGTTTCAGCATTAGCAAATTATACCAAAGAGAATGAAGCTCTATTGGTAACTTCTTCCGTACTCGGAAGTAAAACCGCTTCTTTGATTAAATCTCAAGGAAATGTAATGGTAGGTGTAAAATCTGCCGAGACTATCAACATTATGGACACTGACGCTATCTTCCAAGCAGGTGGCTCTTGCGGTTTCAACGCAAGTGGTTCAACTACTTTCACGCAGCGTACTGTAACTGTTGGTAAGATTAAAGTAAACGAATCTCTTTGCCCTAAAGACCTCGAAGCAAAATATTTGCAGAAGGCTTTACCAGAGGGAAGCCGCTACGATTCAATCGCTTTCGCTTCTGACTATACAGACAAGAAAGCGGCTCGTATTGCATCTCAACTTGAAACTGCTATCTGGCAAGGTTCAACAGGAAGTGCAAACGTAAACCTTAACAAATTCCAAGGTTTGGTTACTTTGGTTGGTACTTCTGCGGTAGAAGCTAACAACGCTACTTATTATGGTGGTACTGCAACTGCAATTACTACTGCTAACGTAGTTGCTATCTTCGATGCTCTTTACAAAGCAATCCCTGCAACTGTTGTAGCAAAAGATGATATGACTATCTGGTGTGGTCAAGATGTTTTCCGTACTTATACAATCGCATTGAAGAACGCTAATATGTTCAACTATGCTTTCGATGGTAAGGCTGATAGCGAGTTCTTCTTACCCGGTACTCCGATTAAAGTTGTAGCAACTCCCGGTTTGAACGGTGTAAATAAGATTTATGCTATCCGTTTGAGCAATATGTTCTTGGGAACTGACCTTCTTAATGAAGAAGAGCGTTTCGAACTTTTCTATGCTAAAGAGGCTGACCAAGTTCGTTTCGTAAGCGAGTTCAAGATGGGCGTGAATGTTGCCTTCTTGGATGAGATCGCTTCTTTCATTATCTAATTTTAAAAGGTGGGTAATCTTTCTGGGTTACCCACTCTTAACATATAAAACTCAATAAAATGGCTTGTGCTTTAACACAAGGATACACTCTGGATTGCAGAGAAAGTTTAGGCGGTATCAAAGCGGTATGGCTGATTGCTCACGCTAATGTGAGTTCAGTTACAGAGGCTTCTGGTATTGTTTCAGCTATCACTAAAGCAGCCGGAAAGGTATTCTACAAATATGAGTTAGTTAAGAATACAGGTGCTTTGACTGAAACAATTACCGCTTCTGTTGAGAACGGAACTGTGTTTTATGCTCAAGAACTATCTATCGTTCTTAACAAACTTCAAGCAAATACAAGAAATGAAATCTTGTTACTTGCAAAAAATACATTAATGGCAGTTGTTCAAGATGCTAACGACAAATATTGGTTGTTAGGTCGTTATTCTGGTTTAGATGTAACCGGTGGAACTTCTGCAACAGGAACCGCACAAGGAGACCGTAATGGATATTCTCTGACTTTTACAGGTGGCGAGAAAGAACTCTCTCCCGAAGTAAATAGCGGAATTATCGCAGGTCTCGTATCATAAGGCTTTCGTGGTTCGTTATAGGTAGGTAGATTAGCCATCCCTTCGGGGGTGGCTTTTTCTTTATTGTAAAAATTCACGATTTATCTATTTAGTAGTATGATATATTTAACGAAGGGTGCAACAAGTCAAATTATCCTTACTTTAAAGGAGAAACAGACACTTTCAGCACCGAATTATTTATTCGTTTTTACGCATAGGGGCAGTAATATAGAGGTTAAATTTGTTATCCTAAACGCTGCCGATACTTCTGCTTTTAAAGATAGGTTTAATCAATTCTCAATCGTTACAAATACTTATTTCGGTACTCAAGATTCTGGAGAGTGGGAATATCAAATCTACGAACAAACTTCTACCACGAATACGAACCCTGCCAATGCTACCGGATTAGTAGAAACAGGGATAATGAGGCTTTCGGAATCTACTTCTTTTACATATACGAAACACCAACCAAATAACACATTTATAGTACGATGATGGATAATTTAGTTATATTAACATTTGCGGAAGCAAAGCAACCCGAATACAAAGAAAAAAAGGGTGTAGGATATATCGAGTTTGGAGACAAAAACGATTACCCTAATTATTTATTAAGCCTTTACAATAAAAGTGCGAAACATAACGCTATTGTAAAAGGTAAGGTAAACTACATTACAGGAAATGGATGGGCAGCAAAAGAAGATGATGTAAAAGCCGAAGAGTTTATTAATAAGGCTAATCCTTATGAATCTTTGACTGATGTTACTCGTAAAGTTTCTATTGATATAGAGGTTTTCGGTGGTGCTTATTTAGAGATAGTTTGGAGTAAAATTGGTGGTCAAATTGCTTCTATTAGTCATATTGACTATACAAAAGTTCGTTCTAATAAAGACAATACTCAATATTGGATTAAAGATTGGAATGATAGAAAAGCCGAGGCAGAAGTTGTTTTAGGATATAATAAAGATTTAAGAGAGGGTAAGCAGATTCTTTACATTAAAGAATACAGACCGGGGTTAGATACCTATGCTTTACCGGGTTATATAGGTGCGTTAAATTTTATCGAAAGTGATGTTGAGGTTTCCAAGCACGTCTTGGGTAATGCACAAACAGGGTTTTCTGCAAGTAAACTAATTACTTTACCTAACGGAGAACCAACACCGGATGAAAAGAGAAACATTGAAAGAAGATTTACCGAAAGATTTAGTGGTTCGGATGGTAAGAAGTTTATTCTTTCTTTCGTTCAAGATATCGCCAAGAAACCTGCGGTTGATGATTTAGGGGCGAGTGATTTAACTAAAGAAGATTTCGGAAGAGTAGATACAATGATTCAGCAGAATATATTTGCAGGACATCAGATAACTACACCTTCTTTATTTGGTATTTTGGTTGAAGGTTCTTTGGGTACTCGTTCCGAGATTAGAGATGGTTACGAGGTTTTCAAGAATACTTATGTAAACGATAAGCAACAATATTTAGAGGGTATTTTTAATTCCTTGGCTGAAATTAACGGAGTAACTACTGAACTTTATATTAAGCCGGTAGAACCGATAAACTTTGAATTTAGCGAAAGCGTTATTTCTCAATTTGCTCCGAAAGAGTGGATTCTTGAAAAGATTGGTGTTGATATGACCAAATACCAAACACCTGTTGAACCTACTCAACAAGGGTTAATCAATGAGCATTTAAAGGGGATGAAAGGTAGAGAATGGCAGAATTTCCAACGGATCATTCGTGAATACAATAAAGGAAAGATTAGTCGGAATCAAGCCATTCAAATGTTAAAGAGTGGTTACGGATTAGATGATGAAGCAATTAACACTTGGTTAGGAGATGAAACCTACGAGCAAAGATTTGATGATATTGATTCCACGATAGAGTTATTTAGTCAATTTGGCGAAGCGGAAGAAGGTTTTAATGTAGTGGCTCGTAAAAAGGTGTTTGTAGGCGATTTAGAGGCTCAAGAATTAGCTTTTAGAGATGAGGTGTTAGATGATACTATCGACAAGAAAATCCTTGATACAATCGCTAAAAACAAGCGTATTCCACCTTTTGATATTGCCAAGGCTTTAGATATCGAAGAGGATGAAGTAAGAAGCAGGATCAATAAAATGGTGGCTTTGGAGATTCTTGAGTACGATGTAGATACTCAAATCAGTAAGTTATTAAAGCCTTTAAATGAGATTTTAGATAAGCCTTTAAAGACAAGTTTTTTGGTTCGTTATGAGTATTCTTGGGATTATTTAAGAACTACCTCAAAGGATAGGAATATGAATACTTCCAGACCTTTTTGCCAAAGATTAATGAGTTTGAAAAAACTTTATACAAGAGGCGAAATCGAACAAATTAGTGCAAGGTTAGGATATGATGTGTTTGCTCGTGCCGGTGGTTGGTGGACTTTACCCGATACGAACATTCACTCTCCTAAATGCAGACACACTTGGAACGCAGTTGTAGTTGTTAAAAAATAAGAAATGAGCAGGAACATACTTTTTATTTCAGTAGATACTATTAAAGACAGAACAGGACTTCACAATAATGTGGATGAAAAGTTAGTGAATCCAGAAATCTTAACCGCACAAGATATGTATATCCTTCCTGCTTTGGGAACGGCTTTATACGAAAGGTTGCAAGATGGGATTGCTAATAACAATCTGACACAAATTGAAACGAGCCTTTTAGATACTTACATAACACCGACACTCGTTTATTATGTAATGAGTGAACTTCCTATGGGATTGAGTTATCAATTCTATAATAAGGGAATGGTTCGTAAATCTGGAGAAGGGCAAGAGAATCCTTCGGCTGCGGAGATTATTGATGTAGCGGATAGATATAGAGCAAGAGCCGAGTTCTACAAACAAAGATTAGTTAAGTATTTAATTGATAGA